AACGAGGGCGGTATGGCTATTGAAAAGCAAATGGAAATGTTTGAAGACGGCGGTCTTATGGACGAGGGCGGCACAGTTGACCCAGTATCTGGCAACGATGTACCGCCAGGTTCTACACAAGAGGAAGTCCGTGACGACATTCCTGCCCAACTGAGTGAGGGCGAGTTTGTATTTCCTGCAGACGTAGTTCGGTTCATTGGTCTAGAGAAGCTGATGCAGATGAGACAAGAAGCGAAGGCAGGTCTTGCTCGTATGGAAGCTATGGGCCAGATGGGCAACAGTGAAGAAGCCGTACTGCCAGACGATATTCCGTTTGACCTTGACGATCTTGACATGGAAGATGAACCTATGGAGTTCCAGCAGGGTGGTTTTGTACCTAACCCATATGGGACGTATCAACAGGCGTCACAGTTTGCCACATACGGACAACAACCGTATCAGGCACCTCAACTTCCTACAGCACCTATGGCACCACAAGCCCCACTTCAGACGGGCTTCCAGCCGCTTACAACTCCTGTTCAACCAGTGACCACAGCTACAGGTACAGTTCCTTCATTTGAGGACATTATGCCCACCACTACTGGCCGGTATGATGAATTAAAAGAATACATCAACCAAGAGACAGGTGAGTCAATGACTATTCCGTTTGTTGACGGAAAGCCTATTTATCCTATTCCGGCAGGTTTTATTCCAAAACCAACAGAACAAGTTGAGGCAGTTGTTCCAGAGACTACAGTCCCAACGGCACGAGTTGAGCAAGTGTCCGGTGGAGACGAGGATCGTGTAGATGATGGCCTTGGCCCCGGCGGCGGCAGGGTAACTCTTGGTGGAGAAATCTTTGAAGGACCGACAGGTTTTTATGGCGATGGAATTAAAAGCCGTAAGTTCCAAGGTAATGTATATGGTGGTACACAAGTAGGTGTATCGTTTGATACGCCTGGTGGGCTTCCCGGCATAATGTCTGCAGGTTCTACAGCATTAAGTCTTGCTACTGGTAAAGGCATTGCAAAAGATGCGACAGCTACCTTTACACTAGGTAATGAACGTGTCATTGTAGATGCAGTTAAATATAATAGAATAAAAGAAGCTAACTTTAGAGGCGAAGAAGCAGAATCTATTCTTAATGATTTGCAGAATAAAGCTAAAGTTACTGCAATTACGCGGGACAGAACTAGGGCAAAGTCGAGGCTTGAAAAAGCGAAGAAGACTGGTGAAGCAAATAAGATTGCAGCCGCAGAACTTGAAATTGCACAGATTGAAGCCCGTAAGATGGGTATTGATGTAGAAGGTAAGTCTAAGGATCAACTTAAAACAGAGACATTGGCTGCTGTTCAGCGTAAGGCGCAAGAAAATGCAGCACGACGTGAGGCTGAAAGAGCATCTGGTGGTGGTTCTACACAATATGAAAGTGATAGCGGTGATTCACGTAATGATTATAGTTTTGAATCCTACTCAGACAATGTGGCAAAAGGCACAGAAGATCGTGGCTATGGCGCAGCATATGATGAGGATGTCCTTGGCTTGGCAGACTAGCCAATAAAAATAAGTCTGCAATTAGTTGGCCTACCCATCCCCCACCCGACAGGTGGCTACGTTGGCCCCAACAAGGAGTAAAACAAATGGCAGAATCTGCTACAATCATGGCTGAAGAAATGCAGCCAGAAAAGAAAATTGCGTTTGCAAATCGTAAGTACACTAACGAAGAAAAGCGCAAAATGGAAGAAGAAGAACTTGAACAACTAATCAAGGAACAACGAGGTGAAGCAGAAGAGGCTGAACCTGAAGAACAAGAACCAGAAAACGCAGAAGAGAAAACATTCAAGAAGCGTTACTCTGATCTTCGTAGACATCAGCAGAAACAAGCTGAAGAGTTTAAAGAGGAAATCGAAAAACTCAAGTCTCAACTCAGTGCTGCAACTAAAAAAGAAATGCAGCTACCTAAGTCAGATGATGACCTAGAGAGTTGGGCTAGACAATACCCAGACGTTGCTGCAATCGTAGAAACAATTGCTATCAAGAAGGCGAAGGAACAAGCTGACGGCTTGGAAGAACGCATGAAAGTAATTGACGACATGCAGTATACAGCAAAGAAAGAAAAAGCTGAAGCAGAACTTATGCGTCTGCATCCAGACTTTGACGAGATTCGTGACAGCGACGAGTTCCATGAGTGGGCAGAAGACCAGCCTAAGTGGGTACAAGATGCTCTGTACGAAAATGACAACGACGCTAAGTCGGCTGCACGTGCAATTGATTTGTACAAGGCTGACAAAGGCATGTCAACTAAGAAGTCTGCATCAGATAAGTCTGCTGCAAAATCTGTTGATTCTCGTAGGTCGCGTAGTAAACCGCAGGGCGATGAGTCCACAACCTACATTAAAGAGTCTCAAGTTCAGAAGATGTCTCCTCAAGAATATGAGAAGCGTTCTGATGAAATCATGGAAGCTATCCGTTCTGGAAAGTTTGTCTATGATGTTTCTGGTTCTGCCAGATAAAAAAAGTGTTGACAAACAGTTATTTTTTAGTATAACTATATGCAACACTAGTGTAAGTGGGTTCGCTACCTGCTTACACTAATCCGCAAACACCCTCAGTCTTACGGATTACCTGACGAGCATGGCCCGTTAAATATTCGGTCGGCCAACTGAATAGGACACGCACCCATTGTGAATCAGCCTCTGATTAGTCTGGTGAGTTTGTATCTGTTTACATTAGCCTACATAGGAGAAAATCATGGCTTTTACTACTGCTAGTGGTTATGGTAATCTTCCTAACGGTAACTTTTCACCCGTAATTTACTCCAAACAGGTGCAGCTTGCTTTCCGCAAGGCCGCTGTTTGTGAGGCAATCACCAACTCCGATTACTTCGGTGAGATTGCAGCAATGGGTGACTCCGTTAAGATTATCAAGGAACCCGAAATCACTGTTAAGGCATATGCTCGTGGTACGACTATCACGCCGCAAGACCTTGACGACGAAGACTTCAGCCTGACGATTGACAAAGCTAACTACTTTGCATTTAAGGTTGATGACATTGAAGAGGCGCACAGCCACGTTAACTTCCAGTCTCTGGCAAGTGACCGCGCTGCTTACCGCCTTGCTGACCAGTTTGACCAAGACGTTCTTGGTTATCTGTCTGGTTACAAGCAGTCGGCAATCCATGCTGCTGCAGATACCGTCAACGATGTAGTCAACGGCACTAACGCTGTTGGTTCTGCAACTGACGAACTGCTTGCAAGCATGAAGCTGGACGCATCTGACTTTTCTGATGGTGCCGGTACAGTAGGTAATGCAGGTGAAGCAATTGCTATCCAGCCTCGTACTGGTGGTGCAACTGATGCAACCCCTGCTGCTGGTGATACCCACCCGCTGACCCTTCTTGCACGTATGGCCCGTCTTCTGGACCAGCAAAACGTGGACTCGCAAGGTCGTTGGCTGGTAGTTGATCCAGTCTTCATGGAAGTCCTGAAAGACGAAGACTCTCGTCTGTTCAACGCTGACTTTGGCGGTTCTGGTCTGCAAAATGGCCAGATTGGTACTCAGATTCACGGCTTCCGTGTTTATCAGTCCAACAACCTGCCGTCTGTCGGTACTGGTTCGTCCTTTGCTGGCGCAAACAGCAGCATCAACTACGGCGTAATCGTAGCTGGTCATGACTCCGCTGTTGCAACTGCAGAGCAGATTAACAAGACCGAAACCTACCGTGACCCTGACAGCTTTGCTGACATCGTTCGTGGTATGCACCTGTATGGCCGCAAGATTCTTCGTCCTGAAGCACTTGTTAACGCCATCTACCACTTGGCTTAAGGGAGGATTAAGATATGGCTACCGTAACTACTCTCAAATCCGCTGCTCGTGGTGCTGGTGCGCGAGGCCGCCAGCCGTACATGGTACAGCAGACGATTGACTTGGCTGCTGCAGCAACCGCTAAAGGTTCTGCTCTCGCTGCCAACGACATCATTGAAGCAATCACTGTACCTGCTGAGACGCTGATTCTGACAGCCGGTTTTGAAATGACCGCTTCTGTTCAGACTGCTGCTGACGGGTGTACCGCTAACCTCGGTGTTACCGGCGTAGACGTTACTCGTTTTGTGTCGGCCTTCGACATTGACGATGACTCTGCTGACTTGACATCGGGTGTAGGCTACGCCACTATGGCTGACGCTTCTGCCCCGATTTTCATTGAAGCTGAAGACACGATTGACTGGGAACTTCAGGCAGCAACTACTGCTCCGACTGAAGGTAAAGTCCGCGTGTTCGCAGTTCTGATGAACATGGCAGACACAGGTGACATGACTGCTGATGAAGTAGACCGCGACACTCTCGCCTAACTAACGTATGGGGGCAGGGCTTGAAACCTTGCCCCTTTACATCTTGTGATTATATTGGAGAAAACAAATGGCAATCACAACTGCTATGTGCAATAGCTTCAAAACAGAACTGTTAGGCGGTCTGCATGATCTGGACACCGACTCGCTTAAACTTGCTCTGATTAAAGCATCCCCTACTGGCACATATAATGCCAGCACAACTAATTATTCTGACGTAACAGGTAACTCTGACGAAGCATCTGGCACTGGTTACACTGCCGGTGGTCAGGTACTTGATGGTGCGTCAATTACGCTTGATGGTTCTACCGCTATTGTAGACTTTACTGATGAAGTATTCAGCGATGTAACAGTTTCTGCTGACGGTTGTATCATTTACAATACGGCTAACAGTAACTCTGCCATTGCTGTAATTGACTTTGGCGGTACTGTTTCTGCTACTGCTGGTGACTTAACAATTGAATTTCCTGCTGCCGATGCAAGTAACGCTGTAATTCGTATTGCATAAAGAGTAAAAAGCCGTGTCTGTTACCCTAAACCTAGCCAACTATGGTACTGGTGTTTATGGCACTGCAGAGTACGGCAAATACTACGTAACGATAAATACTGGCGTTAGTGCCACATCCACTGTAGAATCTCTTTCTGCTGGTGGTTTTGAAGTAGACGTTACAGAACGAATTACAGCAGGTGTCAGTGCTACTGGTGCAATCGGTTCACCAGAAATTCAAACTACGGACCTTGTAACAGGCGTTCAAGGAACAACAGCACTAGGCACTGTATCTGTAAATATCCAAGAAGATATTACAGGTGTACTTGGTACTACCAGCACTCCATCCGTTCAACCTAACATAACAGAAAAAATATCTGGTGTTAGTGCTACGGTAACTCTGGGTACTATAAATACTACTGTAGGTATTAGACAATCTATAGTGGGTGTTAGCGGTACAGGTTCTGTAAACAATGTTCAACCGAACATTACAGAAAAAGTAACAGGTACGTCTTCTACTGGTGCTGTTAATACTGTCG